GCTTACGACCGCTAGTCAACTCTGGTCACCTCGAAATCGCCATTGGGCTGCAGGATCAGGAGCCAAGCGCCCTGCGGGTAGAAATAGACCTGCTCGTCGCCGATCTGGGTCATGGCGCCTGGGCGAAACGGCGGATCGCCGGGATAGCGCAGGGTCATAGTCATGCGATCGAGCCTGAAGTTGCCCGAGAATGGTCGGTAGCCGCCGCCATGGGCGTAGCGGTCATTGAGTTGCTCGCGCACTGGGCGCTTGTCTTCGGGCAAGAGGATCTCGGGCAGGAACCCGAGATCGGCGGGATGCAGGCGATTGTCGAGTTGGATCCAGGTCATAAAACTTGCCTTCCCAGCAATTCGGCGACGCTGACGTGGCCAGAGGTGAGTTCAAGGATTTTTCGCAGTGTGTTGCGCTTGGGGATCGTGCGACCGGCCAGCACGCGGTAAATGGTGGTCGGGTGAACCCCGACCATTTTCGCGAACGCCTCGGGGCTGAGCATGTTCTCAGCCAGGAACTGGTCGAGGCTCATCTGGCCTCAACAAGTTTGTGATCCACGTAGGCGTAATTGACCGGGTTGTGGTCTTCGACCACGCGCGTGTCGTGGACGGAGGTCCAGCGAAAGGCCAAGTCAGTAACTTGGCTCATCGCTTCCTCCCGGGTGGCGAAGCGCAAACCGTTGCCGCACCATTTGCCGTCCGGTTCAATCTGAACTTCGGGCTTCCAAGACATCACGCGGCCCTCAAACGGCGCTTTTCGGCGTAATAGCCTGCCAGGAAAGCGTCGCCCGCGCGCACTGGCAGGGCGTTGGCGTAGACGTTGGCTTGCGCCCGCGTCAGGTTCAGCGCGGCCCGCATGCCATCGCGAAAATGTTCTGTGTATTCTTGGTTTTTCATGGCAATTCCTTTTCCCGGCGGTGATGCCGATCAGGCCCGCTCGGGTGCGCCAAACGGGCCTGGGCTCCATCACCTCCTTTCGGTTTGCTTGCGCTCTATGGCGCGCATGCGCTCTATCGCCGCCTCCAACAGCGCCACCAGACGTTCGCCAGCCTCTAGACGCTGTTGAGGGTTAGGGAGGCGCGCCAACCGGCGCGCCTGTCGTTCGACGCCGATCTTGCTCATTCCCATCTCCAAGGTTGAGCGTCGGCGAGGAGCCGCTCGCATTGCGCAGGCGTCATGATCTCCCAGGCGAGCCGCAAGAATTGCTGCAAGTCGCCGACTTCATGGTCGGGCTCGCTGTCGAGCCCGTGTTGTGTTGCGCTGGCGAGTAGCGCCTCGATGGAATTATCCATGGTCAAACCTTTCCGATGCATTCAGGACCGAACCCTGAGCGGACGCTCTCTGGGACGGTCAGGGGGCGGCCACAGCGGCCACAGCGGCCTTCGTGGGACACTTCCACGCTATCGGGCGCGGAGGCGTTGGCGGCCATGTGGCGCCAGAACCAATCGAAGGCTTTGGCCGATGGGGCGTCACGCGCGATCTTGGCCTTTTGGCCGCCGTGGAAGTAGACGCCGCGGCGCAGGAACCCGAGATAGCGATAATCGTTTGTGTTGTCGGGGCCTGTGAGTACTTGGACAAAGTGCATTGGGCCGCTGTCAGCGGCGCGCACCTTGTAGGTGAAGCGTACGCCGGTCTTTTTCGACTGCAGGGTGAACACCGCATGGCCGGCGAGGGCGAAGCGGGCGGGATTATCGAGGGCGCTCATGGTTGTTTGCGCCGCGCGCGGAACGACGGGTGCATATCGCCAAGCCCGTTCTCGCCAGCAAGCCAACGCTCGCGGATGTCGCGCGCTTCGCGCTCACGATTGGCAAGTTCGGGGTTTTGGGCGTGGGCCCAGGCGTCGGCCTTTTGCCGGGCGAAGAATTCGCCGCGGGAGAGTTTACGGGTCATAGCGCACCTCAAAATAAAGTTCGGACCATGTGGACGAACCGCCACAGTCCGGAACATAGTCCCATTGATGGGACTGTCAAGTGGTCTAGGATTATTTTGTGGAATTATTTTTTGGGGCGGCCCGGTTTGGGGCGCGGGCTTGACTCGCCCATGATTGTGAACGCGCCGTCGTAAGCTTCGGCGGAGGTACGAAAAGGCTCAAGATAGCGGGCGTTTTCGTCAATCGCATCCCGCCCGCAATAAAGGCCGATAAGGCCAAGCGGGGCGTCTGGGGGAACTTCGCCATTGTCGGCGCAGCTGCGGAAGTACCAACCTTCGCGCATCTCGGCCTTAACCCAATCGACGCGGAAAAACTCTGTGCCGCCGAGGGGCTTAGGAACGGCGAAGGCGTTGAAGCGAGCGAAGCTGAATTTATCGGCCAAGGGGTTTGGGGCGAACGAGCGGCGATTGTCGCCGGGTTCGGGGGCGTCGTATTTCAGCCGCAGGATGCGGGCGGCGTGTTCTTCGCGCCAGTAGCGTTGGGCGAACGGTTCGTCGCCTAGCCTGTCGTATTCCTTGGCGACGCTGGCATATTTGTGGATGCGCCGGGCCGGGTTCAGGCAATTGGCGATGGCGCTGACTGTGCCCGGGGTGACGCCGAAGGCCTGGGCAAGGATTGGGTGCGGGGCCATGCGATCGCGCGCGGCGATGAATAGCGCACATTGGTCGGGGAAGGCGAGGCGGGGGCTTTTGCTTGTCACCGCAGCGGTGCGTAATTCTTCGCGCGATTTGGCCGGGTTAAATTCGGTCATTGTCCGTTTTCTCCGCTCATGAATGTGTACAATTATCGAGTATAATGGACATAAAAACTTTTGGCAATTGAACGACTAGTAGGTTTTTGTCGTCTTGTCTCAATTACCGCTACTGAGCTACGCGCGCGGGAGAGAGGAATTTTTGATGCTATACATTTGACCTTCTAGCGCATAGCCAGAAGCCAGCTGGTTGGAAAGCGGTAATTGAGACAAGCAACCAAATACCAACAAATGACCAATGACTAAAAGATAGGGTCAGGACGTCCTCGGAGGCCCAAACCTTCATGGCGGCGTCTCGGAAACGGACGCAAGGGGCTTTTGCTTAGCGTAAGCAAAAGGGGCGAGCGGGCGCCCGCCCGGTTGGGCGCGCTCCAAATGAAAAGGCCGGCGCAAGGCCGGCCTTTTGATCACACATAGCCGAGGGCAATCGCGCCCAAGGCGAACAGCAGGGCGAGGGCAATCATGCCCTCACCACGAAGCCAGAACGATCGCGCTTGGCGCGTGGGCCTTTGGGGGTAAGGCCGATCACGACGCCATGCGGGTCCAGGTGGCGCAAGTCATGGGTATCGCCATCCACAACCATCACGCCAAGGTAGGACGCTGGCATATCGCCAGCAAACACCACGGCGACATTGCCGCCCGCGGCTAGCACCTGCCTGCAGGCGTCCTCGTTGGTTTCAGAACGGGAGAACGTCAAGTGATAATTCGCCGGCAGCAAACCGGCGCAAAAGCGCAACATACGCTTTAGGCTTTTGGTGTAGTCGACGAATTGCACCTGCGGAAACACATCGAAGATGGAGCGCCTGTCGACTGGCGAAAGCTTGATGTGTTCCCAAGGCACATCCGTTGCGCCATTGGGGCGGCAGCACAATTGTAGACCAAGGCGAAGCGCCTTTCGGATGGCGCGATCGATGCCGGCGACCATTTCGGCCATGAATGCGGCGCGATCGTGCATGAACATTTTGACCTTGGCGACGCGAGACTTGCGAACGCTGTTGGTTCCGCGCTTGCGATTGCCTTTGACCATGCCAGCTTGGCCTGAGAACCAACCAAGGCAAAGCGCGAGACATCCCGCGCTTGCGTCGCCGCATAGATTGCCGTGGCCTGCGGTCGCAGCTGGCGCCATGTAGTTGATGGCGTTCAGGTAGCCATATTCGCGGGCCTTTATGGCCTTTGCGCTATCGAGACTGAAGAATTGAGAGAACTGCATCTGACTTGCTCCTAAGCGCGGCGCACCCGCGCGTGTACGGAACATAGTCCCATAGCCGCCTTTGTCCAGATCATAGTCCTACATTATTTGCAACCGCTGCAACCGTATCGGATAGGTATACATTTCCGAGACTACCACATCTAGTATGGTTTTCAGGCGTCACACTTGCGCCAAGCCGCTTGACAATGCGCGCGCGCGCGCGTCGCATCGTTGGTTCCTGATTTGTGCTAGCGCCACTCGCGTGGCGCGAGCACAACTCGCGAGCGAGTTGCTATAGGCGCGCAGCGCCTATAGCAGCCGGCGTTGGACCCCCCATGGCATGGTGCCATTGCTGGGGCCGGGCCGGGGTGGTACGCCCTCGTCCTATGGGAAAAACTATACTACAAATCTAATCCATGGATAAACCCCCTTATCTGACTGTAGTGGACTCCACCCCCAGTCCGGAGGATCTCGAATTTGCGCCTCTTCCCTTTTATCCGTGGGACGAGCGACCGCCCACCCTTCCGCTCGAGACCGACGAGGCGGCGACGGCGATCCATCTCACTCATGGCGATCTGGCGATGGCCGCCTCTCTCCTCAAAATCCCCATCGTCCGCCTGCAACGACTGATCAAGCAATCCCCTCGCCTCGCCCGGGTTCAGGAGGAAAGCTACGGGGTCGCGCTGGCTCAGGCCGCCTCGATCCCGATCCGCACCTTGTTCGACCCCCGCGCCGACCAGCGCGCCTTGGAATGGGCCTCGACAAAAGTCCTGCAATCCAAATTGGCTCAGGGTCACCCCTTGTCCCCCGCTCCCCCTTCCACCACCCAAAGCGCCTCGCTCACCATTTCCCCTCAGCGCACTCTGACCTTCCGCTGGCGGACCGAGAGCGACCCCGACCCGAACGACCCCCTCGATGTCGGCTGAACCCGACGACGTCATCGTTCTCCCCTATCTGCCGCGCAAGCATTTCCTGCCCCTGCATGCCTCCCGCAAGCGCTGGAAGCTGGCGGTCTGTCACCGGCGCGCCGGCAAGACGGTCGCGCTCGCCAATTCCCTGATCACCGCGGCGCTCGAGAACCACCGCCTCACCCCGCCCCCCAGATACGCCTATGTCGGACCCAGCTTCGACCAGACCAAGGATCTGGTCTGGCAATATCTGAAGACCTATACCGCCAACATTCCAGGCGTCCGGCCGCTCGAAGGCGAACTGACCATCGTTTTTCCCGGCGGCGCGACCATCCGGCTCTATGGCGGGGCCCTGGCCTACGAGCGGATGCGCGGCATCTACCTCGACGGCGCGGTGCTCGACGAATACCCCCTGCTCGCCCCGCAGGCCTTCACCTCGGTCGTTCGGCCTTGTCTGGCCGATTATCGGGGCTTCGCCATCGTCAGCGGCACCAGCGCCGGTGATGACCATTTCCACAAACTCTACTTGAGGGCTCAGGACGATCCCGACTGGGACATCTTCGACATCAAGATCACCGACACCGGAACCGACGCGCTCTCCCTCCAGGAGGTCGAGGAGATGCGCAAGGACATGTCTCCGGACGAGTTCGCCCGCGAGATGATGAACTCGTTCGATGCGCCGATCGAGGGGGCCTATTACGCCGACGCCCTCAACGTGCTCGCCCTGCAGAACCGGGTGACCCGGGTGCCTCCCGATCTCAATACCGACGTGATCACCTCCTGGGATCTGGGCATCCGGCACTTGCAGTGCGTCTGGCTGTTCCAGCTCGCTGGCCGCGAGGTTCACTGGCTCGATTACATCGAAGGCTCGGGCAAGTCTCTCAGCCATTACACCAGCCTGCTCGCCCTGAAGGCCAGGACTGGCGGCTTCCACTATCGCTGCCATCTCCTGCCGCACGACGTCGAGGTGCGCGAGCTGACTACCGGCCATTCCCGGCGCCATGAGCTCACTTCCCTGCTTGCCGAGCCGGTGATCAAGGTGCCCAACCACTCGACCGAGGACGGGATCACCGCGACCCGCGGCGTGCTCGGCGTCTCCTGGTTCGACGCCGACGCGACCCGGCGCGGACTGGCTCGCTTGCGCGCCTATCGGAAGGGCAAATCGGGCGCCGCCATCCCCGACGAGGCCGAGGACGCCGCCGACGCCTTTCGCACCGGCTGCGTCGGCATCCCGATGATCACCTCGATGCGGTTCGGCTCGGGCCGGCTGCGGCGCAGGATCCGAGGGCTGGTGTGATGGTCGGAAGCCTCAATCTCACCGAGGAGAACGTCTTCCACGTTGCAACCAAACCAGGACAGGCGCATTTTGCCTGCGACAACCAACACACCTGCCGGGAGTGCGCGCATTGGCTGAACCAGAAGGGCGATCGGAACAGTCTGGGTCTCCTGAAACCAGCGCGCTGCAGGAAGGCGTTGCTCACTACCCCCGTTCCCATGCCGGAAGTTCCCCACTCGGCGTGGGCGTGCAGGCACTTCGAGGCCAATCCCACCCCGCCTCCGATTTAGAGTCGCTCGACATGCACGCCGGGATGGACGAGCCTGAGCTGCTCATGCAGCTCTTGGAAACCATCGCCAACGAGAAGGCGCGCTATGGCCGCTCGGAGGCCTGGAATATCGTCGCCGCCAATGCCAAGCTCACCGTCGCCGAGCTCGAAAAAGCCAACGAAGCGCCGCCAAGATCTTCTCTCCGCTGAGGAGCTCGAGGCGCTCTGGCGACCGACCCCCGACTTCGTCGGCCCGGTCGCGCCCCCGATGTGGCTGTGGGAGCGCAACGCCGTCAAGCAAGGCCTCTGGCGGAAACGAATGAACCTGTTGTAGAACCGTCGTGCGGGCGGGTCGATTTCATGGGCGAGGACCATGGAACGACTATTCTATCACTTTAAAGATCAAACAGATGCGACTGCCAGCGCCTACGATCCGAAGGATCCGGAGAGCTATAAGCAGTACGTCAAAGCGATGATGTCGGACGCCAAGGATTACGAAAACTCCTTCCTCGCCATCGATCGCCAGAATGCCCAGATGTACTACTACGGTTATGAGCCGTGGATCGGGCCGTATAACCCTGGTCAGCCCTATATCGGTGAAGATCCCAACGCTACGCTCGGTGAAATTCTCAACAAAGACAATACCAACAGCCCCAATCGATCAACATACGTCAGCACCGATGTTAGAGATGCGGTGATGATGATGATCCCATCTTTAATCCGACTATTCGGAGCGACCGAAGCGCCGGTTTTTCTTGTCCCTCGCACCCAGGAAGAGGTCGATGAGGCCGAACAGGCGACCGATTATATCAACTATACGTTTTGGAATGATAATCCAGGTTTTCTCATCCTGTATGGCGCTTTCAAAGATGCTCTTACGGTAAAGACAGGCTTCGTCAAATGGTGGACCGACGATCATAAGGAGATCAAGCGCAAGACTTTCTTGAACGTCACCGCCGAACAACTGCAGATGATCTTATCCGAGGAGCCGAGCGCCAAGCTGGTGTCGATCGGCAATCCGGTTCCTCAACCGCCTGCCCCTGCGGCAGCGCCCCCGGCGCCACTTCCTCCTCCCGCAGGCCCGGCGCCGGGACCAGCGCCGATGCAGGCAAATCAGCCGGGCGCTTCGCCCGGCATGCCGACTCCCGCTCCGCAGGGACCGCCGCCGCCGCGCGCCGGGATGCCCCCGCCCGGCCCGGCGCCCGCTCAGCCTCCGCCGCCGCCCAGCGGCCCACCTCCTGGTCCGATGGCTGGCGCGCCCCCGCCGGCCTTGCCGCCTGCGCTCTTGCAGCCGCCGCCGCCGGTCTACGATCACGCGGTGATCGAGTTCGAAGTCTCCAAGCCGATCATCAAATGCGCTGGCGTGCCGCCCGAGGAGATGCGGCTCGATCGCTACGCGCGAACCTTCCGCGACAGCCGTCTGGTCGGCCATGAGCGGATCGTTCCGGTCGATCAGCTGATCGCCATGGGCTACGACCGTGAGAAGTGCCTCGAGCACATCCAGTCGATGGAAAGCTCGTTCACCGTCGAGCCGCAGTTGCGCAATCCGGCGCGCTTCATGGGCACTCGGATCGGCGACGGCGTGAAGTATGGCGAGTGGTACATCAAGATCGACAAGGACGGCGACGGCTCGCCTGAGCTCCGCTACATCTGCACCATGGGCGAGGACCAGGAGATCGTCGCCGACGAGGAGGCGAACCGGGTCAAATTCGCGATGTTCTCCTGCGACCCGGTCAGTCACACCATCGTCGGCGACTCGCTGGCTGACTACACGCAGGACATCCAGCGGATCAAAACCAACATGACCCGGGCGGTGCTGGACAGCGCGGCCGAGGCGATCAATCCGAAGACGGTCATTAATGAACTGATGGTCACGGTCGACGATGCGCTCAATGATGATCTTGGCGCGGTGATCCGCACGCGCGGCAATCCGGCCGAGTCAGTGCTGTTCACCAACACGCCGTTCCTCGGCCAACAGGCGCTGCCAGTCCTGCAGATGCTGAATGAGACGCTGCAGCGCCGTACGGGTCTCAGTGATGCTGCGAAGGGGCTCGATCCAAAGGCCCTCCAATCCTCGACGATGATCGGCGTAGAGGCTGTGATCAACGGGGCGCAAGAGCGCACTGAACTGGTTGCTCGCGTCCTTTGTGAGACTGGTTTCAAAGACCTGTTTACCGGCTTGTACAATGAGATCTGCGAGAACCCCAACCAGCAACGCACCCTGAAGATCCGTGGCAAGTACATCCCGTATGACACCGGGACGTTCGATGCTTCGATGGCGGTCGAGGTCAACGCCAATCTCGGCAAGGGCTCGGATCTGACGCGCATGCTGGCGTTGAACCAAGTCAAGCAAGATCAGCAGCTGATCGTCCAAACTTACGGCCTTTCCAATCCGGTGTGCGGCATTCCAGAACTCCTCAACACCATCACCGACATCCTGGCGATCGCCAATGTCAAAAACGTCGGGCGTTACTTCAAGACCCCGACACCGGCGCAGATGCAGGCGATCAACAGCGCGCCGAAGCCGCCTGACCCGAACCTGATCGCCGCGCAAGCGCAAATGGAGAAGGTTCGCTCCGACACCGCCAAGGCGGTCGGGCAGCAAAATCTCGACACCAAGAAGCTGCAGTCGGAAAACCTGCTCAAGCATCTGGCTCTGCAGGCCAAGACCGAATTCGAGTTCCAGAAGCTTCAAGTCGACGCCAATGCGGCGCACGTCGATCATGCGACCAAGCTCGGCGCGCTCGGCGCGCAGCTGATGAAGTCGCAATCGGACTCCGATCAGGCCGACACCCAGAGCCAACTCGACATGGCCGGCCAGCAACAGGCGTCCGACGACAGCGCGAGGCAGCATCAGCAGGCGATGAGCCAAGCCCAGCTCAAGGCCGCCCAGATCGCCTCGGCGCATATGCAGGCCATGCACAAGATTGGTTCAGGCCACGTTCAGGCTATGACGCAGATGGCGGCTAATCATCATGCTCAAATGACTGGTCACGCGGTGAAGGGGGCCGGTATGGTGGTCGGAGCTCTTGGGGAAGAGCGCAATCGTGAACATGAGTCGAGTGAGAATGCCCTTGACCGAGGTCATGATGCTCTTACGACTGCAGCTACGTTATCGCAGCAAGAAAAGATCGCGAAAATGAAGCCAAGGCCACAACCATGAGCTGGCTTGAGAAGCTTGCCGATCGTTGGACGCCAGAACCAAATACGGGATGCTACTTGTGGACCGGCGCTATAGCGAACGGTGCCGGGCACGGGCGCGTAAGCGTTTCATGGAAGAAACAGAAGCTTGTCAGTCGTCTTGTTCTTGAGGAGGCGATCGGGCCTCCACCGGCAGGGAAGCCTCACGCTCTACACAACACGCGGAACGGGTGTGTTGGCGGCCCCTGCATCAATCCTGATCATCTTCGATGGGGCACGCATCTGGAGAATATGCGGGATATTTTGCCCGCCGATCGCAGTGAGCAGATGCGCCGGGCGAATGCTACTCGGAAGGCAGCGCGGCCATGAACGACATTCCGCGCGCCGACGCTCAGGTCGTCAAGGAGCTTGCCAGGGAGGCTCAAAGCCTGAAGGACAACCGGGCTTTCACCGTGGCGATGCAGATTTTGCAGAAGCAATGGTACGGCGAGCTTCTCGATCCCAAGACCGACGAGGAGCAGACGAGGAGGCTACGCGCTCAGTTGATCGTGTTGGAGGCCATTCCGCGCATGCTCGATAGCCTGATCGCCAGCCAGACAATGGCGCAGAAAGGACAGCTGAATGCCCGAGGGCTATGACGAGGCCGCGCTTGCGTTCTCGAATGAGATCGCGCCCCAGGTCAAGCCGCGCGATCACCGCGGCCAGTTCATTCCAGAGAACTCTCCGCCAGAGGCGATGTTCGCGCTCAGGCCGATCGAGGGAGATCCGCTGACCGGCGACACGCGCGACGGCGGCGACAATCTGAGGCTGCGCGCGCGGGAAAGGGAGATCGCAGATGGTCGGGTTGACGAGGGGCAAGACGGCGGGGATGAGCCACGATCCCGCCGCGCGCCCGCCGAAGAGAGCGGGTCGCGTGGCCAACGACGTCGCGCCAATGGTGAGGAGCGCGGTGATGCCGCCGCCGACGAAGGACACCCAGGAGCCGAGGTTGAGCCGGAAAGCATCTGGGACATCGCGGCCGAAGGGCAAGACCTTCTACGGTCAGACCAGCACGACCCGGCCGAGAGCGAGCGGGGAGACGCCGATGGGCTGTCCGAGCGCGACTCCCAGGCCGAAAAGTTCGAAGTAACCGCGGACGGCGAAACCTTCCACATCACGCTCGACGAAGCCTTGCGCGGCTATGTGCGCGAGGCGACGTTCCACAAGCGGATGGGGGCGTTGCAGCAAGGTCAGCGGGAGCTCGAGGGCGCGGTCGGCCAGCTGAGGGCCAATTATGCTCAGTGGCACCAGGATCGGCGAAACTACGAGGAGGATCTCGCCAATCTCGTCCCGGCCGAGCCCAATTGGGATCAGGAGTTCGCCACCAACCCGCATCAGGCCTACGCCACGCGCAAGGTTTTCGAGACGATCTACGGCAAGCTCAATCAGTCGCGCGCGATGCGCGCTCAGCGCGAGCAGGCCCAGGCGGCCGAGGCTGATCGACAGGTCGCCGATTACGCAGTAAAGGGGTTTGAACGCTTCGTCATGGACAACAAAATCCCTGACGAGGCGACGCTGAAGAAGAATTTGCAATCGATGCGCCGTACCGCATCGGCGGCCGGCTTCAGCGAATACGAAGTGGCCACAGTCTACGACCCGCGAATGCTCACGGTGTTGTTGAAGGCCAGTAAGTACGATCGGATGATGGCGGCCAAACCACGGGCTGTTATCGCCGGCAAGGGTCGAACGCTTACTCCTGGCGCCGCTACCCCCTTCAACGGGAATGGACGCCGGTCAGGGCTCGACGAAGCATTACGCCGTCAGGCGGGCAGCGGGTCGCTCGACGACACCGCACAAGTGTTTCGACGATTGCTCTAACCCGGGAGATCTCCCTTGGCCAAAGTCACCAATGCCTTCACGACCTATATGGCCGTGGGCAACAGAGAAGATTTGTCTAACGCCATCTACAACATCGATCCTTTCGACACGCCGGTTATGTCGTCGGCTAGACGTCGCAACGTCAAAAATCGGTTCTTCGACTGGCAGACTGAGCATCTTCCTTTGGTTGCTCCGCCTTCGATCACCGGTGCAGTCAATCCGAATGCGCAAGTCGAAGGTTTTGTCTTGGCGAATAGTCCGGCGACGCCGACTATTCGGCTGCAAAACGCAACCCAGATCTCCGAGCGCGACGCCACCGTGTCAGGCTCGCAGGAGGAGTCGGACGCCGCCGGCAAGTCGTCGGAAATGGCCCACCAGATGGCTATGGCGGCCAAGGTGCTCAAATCCGACATCGAGACGGCGTTGTGCTCGCGGCAGGCGCGCAACGATGGTGTTGACGGCACCACGGCGCGGGTTACCGAAGGCTTCGCGCATGCGCTGGGCGCCGCGGTCAGCAAGCTTGGTGCGGTCGGCGGGGCGGTTGCCCCTGATACTAGCCTGACCGGCCTGCCGGCCACTCAGTATGCCGCCTTCAACGCCCCGGCGACGCCGGTGCAGCTGCAGGAGGAATTCCTCGGCAACGCGATGCAGCAGGCTTACGTCAACGGCGCGAGTCCCAGCCTGTGGGTGGTGCCCCCTGGCCCCAAAAGGACGGTGTCGACCTTCGTCGGTCGTTCGACCACCCAGGTCTTGGTGGGTAAAACTGAGGTCGTGTCGACGGTCGACGTGATCGCTACCGACTTCGGCAGAGTTAAGTGTATCCCCAGTCGGTGGGTCGCGCCTGATGTCGGGCTTCTGATTGACCCCGACTATCTTGCGGTCGGTTTTTTCCGAGCGTTCCGCCAGTATCTGATGGCGCGCACCGGCGACGCCGAGACGCGGATGATCATCGTCGAGTGGGGCGTCGAGACGCGCAATGCGCTCGCGCACATACTCTTCAACGGCATCGCCCAAGCGACGCCGTAACATGGGCGAGGCGCGTCGTCGTTATATCGCTCGCGACGGCGTCGCGCGCAGGATGTTGTTCGACAGCGAGCGTCCGGACGGGTTCGTCATCCATACGGCTATGGACGTCGAACCTGTTCTCGACTCGATTGCTCGGGATCGTGAGATCATGCCCAACAATGGTCGTTTCGGCCGGGTCGAGGGGCGCCTGCCTTTGATCATCGTCGAAGATCTGATTAGGCGTCAGATTTACGACGATCCGGACGCCTTCAATCGCTGGTGGCGTTCCAATGAGGCGAACCCCTGGCGGATTTGGGGAGGACGCCTCTGATGCCTTACGAGCGGAAGTGGTTTTTTGACAATGTTCGGAGGGATTTGTTCCGCGGCAACCTGACGCAATCGCAGGTTGATGGGATGAACTATCTCCTCGAAGTATGGGAACAGCACTTCGAGGCCAACAATCCCAACGACGGGACGATGTGGCTGGCCTATTGCCTCGCGACCTTTTTCCACGAAACCGCCGAGCAAATGATCCCGCTCGAGGAATACGGCAAGGGCTCGGGCAAGTCTTACGGCAAGCCGGTCGCGCCGCACAACGTGGCCTATTACGGGCGCGGCCACGTCCAGCTGACCTGGGACACGAACTACAAGAACGGCCAGCAATTCCTCAAGGATCGCTATGGCGTCCACGCCAACATCTATCCTGAGCCGCACCTGATGCTGCACCCGCAGACCTCGGCGCTGATCAGCTACGACGGCATGGTCTGGGGCTGGTTCACCGGAGTCGGGTTGCCGAAGTATCTGTCGAAATCGAAGGGGATCGAGGATCCGATCAATGCGCGCCGGATCGTCAATGGCACCGACAAGGCGCAGACCATCGCCAATTACTACTGGCTGTTTAAGAAGGCTCTCAAGCAGATCCCGGCCGCCGCTCCGATGGTGGAGGCCGAGCTCCCCGGCCTGCCCGCTGGGCCTGCTATGCCGGAGCCGAGCTGATGGATGATCTTCGCCGAGCTCGTCATCCCGCCGCCGACGCCGAAGCTGCTCGACTATCCGGCGTCGATCGGCATCATCATCGCCTGTATTTTGACGGCGATGATGCTTGTCGTCGCAGGCCGGTTCGACAAGACCGGCGGCACGCTGACAATCAGTCTTTTGGTCATTCTCGCGTTCATTTCGTTGGTCACCTATTGCGCCTTTTTCACTGTCCCGACCGACGAAATCACCTCGGGTGCGATTGGCGGCTTGGTCGCTGCTTTTGGCGCGGTGGTGACCTATTGGCTCGGCCGAAATTGGAAGGGGCCGCCTGAATGAGTCCGCTCGGCGTCGTCCTGGTCGTCATCCTCGTTCTGGTTCTATTCGGCGGCCTGGGCGGGCCGCGGTTCGGGGCCCCTTGGCAGTATGGCTACGGGTTCGGCAATAGCGGCGTCGGGCTGGTCACCGTTCTTTTGATCGTGGTCGTGGTGCTTCTGTTGACGGGGCGGCTGGGATGAGCAACGGCACGACAGACTATCAGAATTTGTGTGCGCAGATCGCTGATTGGGCGAACCGGCAAGATTGGTCGCCAGCCCTGGTGGCATCGTTCGTCGCCATGGCGGAGCAAAAATTTAACAGCGACCTTCGTGTAGATAGGATGATCGCCAACGCACAGAATACCGTCACTTGCGGCTGCGCGCCGCTACCCGACGACTGGCTGCAATCGGACCTCCTGTTGATGGCGAGCGCCTCGACGCCGACCGGCTGGGTGCCTTTGACCTACAAAGCCAGGGACGAGTTCTTTCGCCTGCCAGCTGCGCCCTATTCCGGCACTTATGTCCAGAACTACAACTCGACGTGGATGAACTACACGATCGAGGGCCGAACCCTCTATTTCGGCGGGGTGCCCAACGAGCTCGAAGGCACGCTTTTTCAGCTCAGTTATTTCCAGGAAGTCCCGGTGATGGCGAACACCGGATCGAGCTGGGTCTACACCAAGTATCCGAAGCTCTATCTGTTTGCGGCGCTCTCCAATGCTGATCTGCATGCGGTCGGCGAGGAGCAGACGGCGATGATGCTCGGTCAGCAGGTCGACCAGATGATCCAGGCGCTCAACAACGCCTACCTCATGTCCAAGGCGAGCGGTTCGCGGCTCAAGCGAACCCGGGTGCGGAGCTTTGGATGACCGACCAATGGGTTCCCCCGGCGCCCTCGACGCCGCCGCCGATCGTGCCGAGCCCGCTGCCGCCCGCGAATAGCTGGAACGACGTCGCTGGTTGTCTGGTCAGCGCCAACCCGCCGTCGATCGTCAGCGGGATCGTCATCAACGGCGTTCCGGCGATCATCAGCTCGGTCTACTGGCAGATTTCCCTCAACGACGGATCCGGCAATTTCCAGATCAACCAGCTCGACGGCGCTGGCAATCTGGTCGGCACCTCGATGCAGGCCTCGGGGGTTGATGGCAGCGTCACCTTCAATGAGCCGGTCTATTTGAGCGGGGCGCCGACCGTCTCCAATGGAGCCGCGACCAAAGCTTACGCCGACGCTGTTCCGCCCGGCGAAGCGCCGCTTAATACCGGCTTCATCTATGCGCGCGGTGGAGGGACATGGGTCCAGCTGCCAACCCCCATCCCCGACGCCCCTAACACCAGTCAGGTGTTCGGCCGTTACAATTCGACTTGGCAACTTATTGCGATCCAGACCGACGCGCCGAGCGACGGCAACACTTACGGGCGTTTGAACGGGGGCTGGAACCAAGCCCTGGCGACTACTGGCGGCACGATTACCGGCAACCTGACGGTCAATCAGGTGCTGACCGTGCAAGGGTCGAACAGCTTGGTGCTGAACGCTCCGGTCGGTAATCAGCGTTCGATCCTCGGCATGACGTCAACCATTGCGCGTTGGGGATTGACGCTGGGCGATGGCACTACGGAAGGATTGAACAATGTCGGTTCGAACTTCACTCTAGCCGCTTACAGCACGACCGGGGCGTTCCTCGGCAATTGGCTGACCATCGCGCGCGCCGATGGCTCCACGACCTTCAACGGGTCCGGCGTCACGATCAATGGCGGCCTTTCGGTCAATGGGTTGCTTGCCCTCGCCAGCCCGAACAACCTCGCGATCTACGGCGGTTCGGCTGGGCAGTTTTTAGCGACCGATGGCACGGGGATTTTGTCCTGGCAAACCCCGCCAGGAGCGGGCGGTGGCATTGGTGAAGCGCCCGACGACGGGACGATGTACGCCCGCATCAACAGCACATGGGAAAATATCCTCCATACTGACATTGCCGACTGGGCGACGGCGCTCTCGGGCTATTACCCGACTAGCAATCCGAGCGGCTATCAGACCGCGGGGCAGGTTTCGGTCTCGATCACCACTGCGCTCACCCCCTACGCGCTTTCCAGCTCGTTGCCGGTCGCTTCGACCACTACGCCCTCGATGAACGGCACGGCGGCAGTCGGAACCGGCACGACCTGGGCGCGCGGCGATCATGTTCATCCGAGCGACACCTCGCGCTATGCGGCGAGCAACCCGTCCGGCTATCAGACCGCGGCCCAGGTCAGCGCCGCGCTTACCCCTTATGCGCTGACCACTAGCTTGCCGCCTGCTTCGACCGTGTTGCCGATCATCGATGGGACGGCGGCGATCGGCGTTTCGACGGCTTACGCCCGCGCCGATCACGTTCATCCGGCGGCGGCGGCGAGCGGCGGCGACACCAATGACATTGTCTATTTCGGCGATGGTTCGGACGGCGCGGTCAGCATCACCACTGCAGTTACGCTGACTCGCGACATGTTCTATTCCAATCTGACGATCAGCGGTGCGGGCGTTCTCAATACGATGGGTTTTAGAGTTTTCGTTTCTGGTATCCTCGATATTACGGCGGCTGCGGCTAATGCTATTGTTGGCGCAACTCTCACCAACGCTACTGTTGGCAGCAATAGTGGTGGCTTAGGTGGTGTTAGTGCGCCTTCTCAACTCGGATGGGCTGGCATAGGTACGAGCGGGAATGCTGGTGGGAGTGGCGCTAATCAAACGGGCACAGGCGCAAGCGGCCAGAATGGGGGCGCCCCTCCTGCCGTTCAGGGGTATTATCTCGGATCTTTGGGCGGTCAGGGCGGTTCAGGCGGCGTTGCTACATCCGGCACAAATACTGGTGGCGCTGGCGGTAATATTAGTAACAGCATACCCTATGTCGGTCGTCTTCGTACTTTAATGGCTGCTCCGATTGGTCCTGGCATCGGG